GACAATAATCATATCTATAGGTATGCCCCTCGATTTGATTTTTTCCAAATGATTTTTAATTGTCGCCGTAGTTGCTGATTTTGTTGGATATTCTTTTATGATAACATTTCCTTCAATATCCTTGACCTTTTCATAGATTTGCTCTTTCAGGTTGAAAGTATCGGCAAGTTTCACTCCAGTAATACAACTATCATAGCGAGTCCCAATAACAGTGTCGGACATTTCTAAACTGTAGTGAATAACCGTTTTGCCTAACTTTACTGCTTGAGACCCCAAATGTACCAAAGCCATAGACTTGCCAGCACCAGTTGGAGCAATAACCACCCCCAGTTCTCCATTCCCCAATCCATCCTTACAGATTGAATCAATCTCTTTCCACCCAGTTGTGATTGGGTTTCTGTGTTTTATTTTATATCTCTCCTCGAAATCTAACTTGTAGTCATAACCGAAGTTAGTATCTGAGCCGAGTTTGAGAGCCGTGTTGATTACTGTGCTAATCTCGTCGAATGAAGAGTTGTTTAGCAGTTTTACCGACTCCATCATTGCTTCTTTTAGTTTCTGCTTTTTACAGAAGTCAAGAGAAGTTTCCTTTACATAATCGCAGTCTTCGATAATCGAAGGGTCTTTGAGAACATTTACCAAGTATTCTTTGGCTTGTTGCTTTACAAGGTCGTCGTCAATGTCGGTCTTGATAAGCGTAGCCATTATTTTGAGAGAGGGATAGACCTCATACTTGTCTCTGTAGTTGTAAATGTTGCGAACAATCGACTGGAGATACTTGACCTCCAAGAAGTTGTAATCAAGCACCTCACCGATTTGATCTGCGAAAGTTCTCTCGGTCATAATAAGATAAGTCAGTTTGTCTTGAAATGTCTTACCATACCTCGAAAAATCTACTTTCTCCATTAGTTTCCTTCCAATAGTTTATATTCTCTTGCCCAAGCCTCTACTTGTTCTTTCGTAGGCTTCGCACTTTCTTTTCTGGTTGAGAACATTTCAATAACAGAAAACAAAATGCTGATTCCAATAAACGTAGCATACACTATTAGCATTGACTTTGCAAGTTCTAAATTAACAAAATAAGTCATAAGTGTCGCAAACCCTGTTACCTTGCCTAAAACGAAAAATGCTGACGCTAGTTTCGTCAGCATTGGTAGGCTTTCCCAAATACCTTCTTTATTTTCCAATCTAACTTTCTCCTTTGCTTTCAACAGACATTCGCTTGAAAAGTATAAACAGGTCGTTCCAATCGTAGGCACCAAAGCCGTCCTCAATCATCATTGCTCTAACACCAGATTTATTGAAGTTTAATTCTGGGTCGTATAGCATTCTTCTTATGTGTTGTGCGCTTTGTGCTGAAATGTTTGGAGAGTATAGTTGCATCATCTTGTAGTTTTTTTCAATGATTTCTTGTCCCTCTACAACATTTTTGAATACTTTTAGTTTGCTGTCTACACCTTCTGCGTAATCTACTAGTTCTTTGATTGTGTATGATTTCTCCTCCGACAAGAAAGGAAATCGCTTGGCTACCGTAGCCAAACCTGCCCCACCAACCCCAATCAAGTTGTCGCTTTTGTCCCCTGCGATTGCTCTGGCGAGGGCAAAGTTGGTTGGGTGGATCTCGTATTGCTCCAAGATCCTTTTCTTATTTAGTATCTCATTTTGGATTGGTCTATACAATATTGTGGTGTCATCACATAACTGTATGAAATCTTTATCAGAACTAAGGATTATTTTATGGTGCTCTGCTAAGGCTTGTGATTGCGAGACAAGAGCAATAATGTCGTCAGCCTCTACATTCTCAACATAAGATTGGAGAATAGGCATTTGATTTAGATACTCGATTATTCTCTGCTGTTGCCAGTTCCTATTGTCTTCCTGTTCGCCAGCAGTCATATTGTGAATGTCCCTGTTTAGGCGCACAGGTTTCCTACCAGCCTTGTAGTTCTTGTCGATTGCCTTGCGCTTTTGAGAGCCGCCGTCCCAAGCAACAAAGATAATGTCTGGGTTAATTGTTCTGCAAACAGATTGTAGAGATTTTAGGAAACCTTTTGTGCCACCGATAGGATGCCCGTTGGTTGATAGGCTGGGATCTACAATGTAGTTCCTCATAAAAAGGTTTAGTGCGTCAACTAATAATACTCTTTTTTTATTCTTCATACTCCAACTCGATGCCTAAGTCTTTGAGAATACCTTCAAGTTCTTCTCTTAGTTTGTCTTCGTCATCGGAGTTGTTGTAGTTGCCTTCTTCAAGAGCATTTACATAGTAAAGGGCTTCGTCAATGAGATCTTTCTTCTCTTCTAACTTCTCTCTGAGAGAGTCTAAATCGTCCATAGTTATGTCCTCCTTTATATTTGATTGAACTAACTATACTCGATTTTTCCTTTTTGCCTCCAATGATTGCGATTACTGTATCAAAATGTTGGAGAGAAGTCAAGAACTTTTAGTGGTGGTGGGAGTATTTTTTCTTTTTCTTTTGGACGGTTTTCTTTGGGTAGTGCTTTTTTACATACTTCTTTTTGTAATGCTTCTTCCCAAACTTGTTCTTGTAGTGGTGCTTGTGCCCTTTCTTTTTGTAGTGATGCTTGTGACCATAGTGATAACTGCTGTGGTAGTGATGGTCATAATCATAGTAGACATAGTAGTATGGAGAATAACCTATTACATAGTATTCTTCATATTCATAGTGTGGATTGTGGACTTTGACTGTTGGGTGGGCAAAAGCGCAGCCAGACAAAAGGACGAGAAATAAACTTGTAATAATGATTTTCTTCATAACTAAAACCTCCGTTCCTTTATTAGACGAAGGGTTTAATTATTTATTCATCATTTTCTTCATAAAAATCTGAAGCGTTGCCAAGTCGCTGGTCAAACTTTTTGATTACTTCTTCGTCCATAATGTCATAGACACGCTGCTTGAAGGCTTGGTCTTGCATTTTGTCTTCCCATTTAGAAGGCTGGAACTTTTCTACTTTGCCGTCGCCCATTTCCAAAGAATACCAAGCACCAGCAGAACTCATATACTTTGAGCCTTTGACTGCTTCAAATAGACTTTGGTCGTCTTGGACACCGACACCCTCAGTTCCCCACAAGATTTTGAAGTTGCATTGCCGACCTTGTGTTCCAAACCTGCTTTTCTCCAACTTGACCTTGACCTCAGAGCCAATACGAAAACCGCTTTCATCAGTAATGTAAGCAGCCTTTGCCTTGCGACCTGTCAGCCAGATACGCAGAGAATAAGCATAGTGCATAGCCTTACCACCCGGAGTTACATAGGGAGTGGTCAAAGCCTCTGAAGGCGAACTGGTAATGTTAGTCTTCAACTGGTTTAGCACCAAGAAGGTTGATTGGCTGTTAGCAATCGGCACAGTCAACTTGGACATACCTTTAGCCAAGATTCTTGCTTTTACTGCCATTGAAGACTGTGGATTAAAGTCTCCTTCCACATCGGAAATAGCAGGTGTAAGAGCAAGAGAATCCCAAATGAAAAGCATACGATTTTCATTGTTAGCCAAAAGATCTTCGATAGTTTCCAATACAAACTCAACAGACTGAGCCTGAACATATAGAATAGTATCAACATCGCATCCAGCCCTCTCCAAGAAAGCAGGGTCAATAGCAGATTCAGAATCGAAATAGATGACATCAATTCCCTTCTTCTGTGCGTTGGCTGCTACTTGTGCTGCCAAGAATGACTTACCTGTTGCTTCAAGACCTGCGATCTCTGTTACTTTGCCGACTGGAATGCCAGCCAGTTGTCCTTTACAAATAATAGAATCTAGCCACCTAGACCCTGTTGGAATCCAATCATTAACCTCGGTTGGATTCTCTTCACTTAGGTTGTGTGCTACGGTCATGCCAGCCCTCTTATTAATGAGTTTTCGCATATCTGCCATAGACAGTTTACCTGCTTTAGCCATAATGTCTCCTATAGAAAAAAGTAGGGGGGCTTGCGCCCCCCTTGGTTAGCCTGCGAGTTCTCGAAGAGCAGCCTCAACATCATTAGATGCCTCGCTCGTGGTAGAGGCATACTTTGTGGTTTCAGAGGAAGCGTCCTCTGCATTCACATCAGAGTTGAGGAACTCATCCAGAATGTCTTGCACATCCTGAGTGGACTTACGCTCGAAGAGTGTATCCAGATCTGGGACTGCCTCGACAATCTCCTGACAAGCCTCATCGCCATCATCGCACAATGGGGAGGATTTACGTCGTGGCTGGACTTTCGTCTGTGGATAAAGCATACCGGGAGCCTTACCATAAGACAGGACCAGATCTGTTCCTTCGTCTGGGTCAGTGATATCACCGTAGTCTGGGTTCAGAACCAGACTGAGGAGGGTTTCATAGACGGTCTTACCGTATCCCCAGACTTTAACACCTTCGGCTTCTTGTCCTCGAACAAGAACAGGCGAGAAGAAGCGTTGGCGAGCAAAGAGGCTTTTTGCTTGCTGAATGCTCTCTTGCGAACCCTCGTTGAAGAGTTTGGTTGCAAAGTTGCATACAGGGCAATCGTCCCCAAAGTTACGCTTCGGGCAGAGGAAACCAGATTGGCTTCCAAGGTTGTAGTGGAAGTGATGCTCCTTAAAGGGATCTTCGTCTGGGGACGGAAGGATGCGGATTACATTCTCTCCGTCTTGGGGACGCCAGAACTCAGATTTCTTCTGACCTCCTTTCCCTTGGGCAGAAGCAAGTTTCTCTTTCATTTTATCAAGATTAATAGCCATTTTTTCTCCTTTTCAAAGTTATACACGAACTATACACTAACTAAAATTGAATGTCAAGCATTTTTTTCATTTTGTATTTCTGAAGTACTTGCGATGAAATAAGCGTATTTATCGGCGTATTGGGTTGGAAATACGCCGTAGGAAACTTTTACGTCTTTTTCCTGTGGCGAATCTTTCACTTGGCTCATAATCTTACTCATCAAAGTCTTATCAGTTTTTAGTTCCTCTTCGGGAATGGCGTAATAATAACGCTTCTCCACAACATTGTCAAGAGAAAAAAACGGGCTTTCGTCGCCTGTTTCTGGATTTAGAATGCCGAAAGTTGAGATACGGCAGATATCTTTTGGGTCAGACAGAGTTCCAACGACTGGCTCTGAATGATTGAAAATGTTAGTCATATGTATCGTTGCGACAATAACTTCATTCAATCTATCGTAATAGCCCATAATCGGTGCTCCACCTAAGATTTTGTCTATCTGTTGGTTATCAATCGCATAGAACTGCTTGAAAACGCCTGACCTTGCGTAATGCTGCAAAGCACCAAATACCAAGTTTGTTTGCAGTCTTCTTGTCTGAGACAAGGTATCTACGTCTGGGTGAATGTAAAGAATACTTATTGGTCCTTTGCCGTGGATTTGTTCTAGAACACGAAGGGCTGCGCCTGAAATAATGCTGGCTCCTGAAATAACAAAGAGGATCTCGCCTTCAACGTCTCGCAGTTGGTTTGCGATTAGTGGAAAGTTCTCTTCGTATTTCTCAGGGTGGTCATACTTGGGCACACGAATGTCTGCGCTTTCTTCGTGGTCAATAGTGATTACTTTGTATTGTGGGTGTTGCGAAAAGGCTTTGCCTATTTTATAGCCTACATTACCCAGTCCAATTATTATATCCATAAACCGCTCATTTCTCCAAAGTTCTTTCCAGCAGACACATTTGTTTTGAATACACCAAACGGTGTTCCCATAAACTCCCAGTAGATTGAGTTGATAAAATCCCCATCTTCGTCGGAATAGTCTAGCACAATACTGTCGTGAATGATAAATGCTATTTTAGTTTTCTTACCCTTCAACAAATCATTTATCAAAATAGCCTTGTCTAAAATCATATCGCTACAAGTGCTTTGTATTATGTAGTTAACAGAGTGATACTCGTCTGCTTCTATCTTTCGGTGGAATAAGGTTTTTACATACTTACCGTCCCAAAACATTTCTTTGATACGCTCTCTATTGTAGAGTTTGGATAGTTCCTTGTCCTCGGCATTTGGATTGTAAAGCCACGAAAAAATCCTCTTCTTTGATTCTTCTCTGGTTAGTTTGCCGTCAAAGAGTTCATAGGAGTTGTAGTCGTGAATGTCTATGTGTGGTTGCTCTACGCCGAGAAGACCCAGTAGGACACGGACTTCTGCTGCGTTGTAGTCAAACTCAACAAACCAGTTGTTCGTTGGCTTGATTACTTTCCTGAACTTCTTATCCATAGTGAGGATTGGGAAAGAGTTCTTCTGGGTTGTGAGCCTTCCTGTCTTTGTTCCAAAAGGATTATACTTTATGTAAGGCTCTGTTTTCATTATCTTTTTGTAGAACTCTTTTGTTCTTGGGTCAGCCAAGTCGTTGTTTAGAACAGACAAGTCTATGTTTAGTTTCTGTTGTTTGATTTCAGTTACCAGTTTTGTAATGTGAAGCAAGTTGTCGTAGTTGTCTGGTCGCTTGTGTGTATCAATAACGTGCTGTGTAATCTTGTTTTTGAGAACACAGTATTCTTTTAGGAAGCCTTCTGGGACAAGATCAAAGAAGCAATGGTCGTTTAGAGAAACCTTAGCAGTTATAAAGGACTTATAGAATGCTTTAAGTTTTTTCCAGATACGGTCATAGTCTTCCCTGAGTTCAGGAGGACAAGCCTGTTCTAGCGTTTTACCCTCGCAATAAATCTTGGCGTATTCTATGTTTAGGTCTTTGAGGAAGGAAGCGTATTCCCAAGTGTGGGTTCCGCCTTGGGGCAGGTCTTTTAGGATTTTACCCTCTGAATAAATACCAACGCATTTTTCTTTTTCGTCTAGGGCTTGGAATAACAATGCTGACCTTCTAGTAATATTGTTTTAGGTATTGCTGAATATACTCTAAAGCGGCAGATTTGTCAACAAATTTATAAATCTGATCTATTTTTTGAAGGTTCTTGTTCAAGATAGGCTCTGGAACGTTGGCTTTTAATTCTTTTAATCTAATGATAAAATACATTTTTGTCCAGAATAAATCATTATATTTCTCGTCGTGG